ATGTGTAGGTACTTCCTTTTCACCTTCTTTAATAAAGTCCTTATTGGTTAGGGTCATTGCCCAATCCAAGTGATCAAGTCCTGCTTGTGGACAACGCCAAGTACGCCAGCGAAGCCAACCACTACGATACCATGGCACTGCATATTTCTTGCGAGCTTCTTCATCCCAAATGCAAGTGTGCCATGCTTGTTCTATTTCAACAAAATCCACAAGCTCGTTAAACAAGCAAGGAAGGAAGCGGTTGCCAACATCCTGCCACTGACCGGGTTTGATGTCTCGAGCATGTGCCGTGAGGCTATGACTACGAGACACCCAACGATTATTAATATAATATCGAATGTCATTAAGTTTCCTATTAGGCCAAGTAACAAAATCTTGGATGTGGCTAAGTGCTTCTTCTGCTAGCCAGTAGCGGAAGTTATGTTTCATTTGAGCCGCAGTAGTCCATTCGTCCCATTCCTCGCTTGTACCCATGCCAAGTTTTTTAGTACCGCGAAGCCAATCTGCAAACGGTGTGCAACTCCAGTAATTTGAATGATGTGCCATTATAGTTTCTCGTAAGTCTGTGCAAAAATATCTTTTTTAACTACACCGTAGTCATTTGGTCCGTGGCGAACAATAACATCTTCTCCCGGATTGTAGTGTAACTTCTCACCCCAACTAGTATTAACTGTACCAGAATGATCTGCCAGTTTGGCAATCTTCATAATTTTCGTTGGAGTGCATACACCGTTGCCGAGGTCGTCCTTAAGTTCTGCAAACTTTTCTGGACTAATAGGATACTGTTCACCCTTGGGTCCAGTCATGATATAATAACCTGCGGGATATTTAACAGGTCCTTCTAAGGTTTCAATAGTACCTGGTTCTTGAGCAATTTCGTATTTTTCTCGAGCAGGTCGTTTGTATGTGTCAAAGCTACCTTTGATAAACCAATTGTCGGTGATACCTTCAACAATATTAATAAACTCACGCATAAGTAAGAACTCCTGTTTCTGTATTTAATTATACACGAAACAGGAGTGGGTGTCAAAGGATATATTTTTGTAGATCAATTTCGAAACCTTGACAATACTCTCGCATTAGACCACCATCATGTTCCCAATAGTTTGTCCATCCAGTATTTTTTACAGTCCTACACCAATTGACAAAGTGTTGTGAATTGGAGAGCTGTAAAAATGCCTTGTCTCTAGCATAATCCCAGAATTTGCTATCAATTGAGTTTGTGCCTTGATAGTTAATGGCTATTAGATTTTTAATACATTCAATATCATAATGATACGACATGTTAAACGGTTCTTCAATCATTGACATATTATCTTCAAATAACATTCTTTGACAGAATCCTCGCATTAACCTAGTATATGAATGTAATGCAAGATTATGGTGTGGTTCAAAGAAATACAATCTATTTCCCATAGATAAGATTCTATGTTCTAATGCCTTTACCTTGTAGTAAGGTGTCCATGAAAAATGTCTTAATGGGGTCGCATCAATGCCCTTTAATTTACCAAAATCTTCGCAAGCCTCTTCATAACTTGTAATGTTATTATTATAAAGGTATCCAAAAGTTTTTCTAGTTTGTAAAGGAACACCAAACATCCAACCATTGTCGTGTACATATGCTGATGTATATTCCTCGTGATAATTTTTTTTATCTTGATAAAGTATTACTGAATTTACACTTGTGAACTCAGGTGCTCGGTATGCATCGCTTTCAAGTTCTTCTTTAGTAGGATTACCCCTACAGTCAATAATAAAATCAAATAGATAAGTTTGTTTACTACCAGTTACTGTTACACTTGATATATCTTGAGTAATGTTATCAACACTATCTTCGATCATAGTAAAATTAGGATATATTTGACTTATCCGATCAAATACAAATGATCCAAATGTCACACTGTTGAGATTTACACCAGGTACAGGATAGCTGACACTAAAATCTCGTCCATTAGCAGGAGCCCACAAATACTTTCCTGCCCAGCGAACCATACCATCGAAATGTTTAATATCTTCCAAATAATTAAAATTAATGGTATTGGCCATTAATACCATCATTTGTGAACTAGCACTTTCTCCAACATGTGCTGATGGCTTATTGGGATCGTGGATACAAGTCAGATCAATATCATCAAACCTATTATGTTTGATCATAGTTTCAATTAAAATCATAGTAGCCACTGCACTAGCAGTACCGATACCAATAATACCTATTTTCATATTATTTCTTTAAAAATTGTGAAAGCTCAGGTGCCTGCCATCCCAGTGGCTTTAATACTTTGCCATCTTCACGCTTACGAACTTTACCTGTCTCTTTATCAATCTTTTCGAAGTTAGTACGCATGACTTCTTTCCAAGCGCCTTCGCCATCTGCACCCATACTATGGATAGCACCGATGGTGACAACTAGAATATCAATAAGCGCATCTAGTTGTTCTATCGGATCTTCTGCTAAAGTTGCTTCTAACAGTTCTTGATGCTCTTCGTCAATAAGTTTGACATACATTGCAAATTGTTTTTCATTAAACTTATCAACGCTTTGATCGCAAGCCTTCATAAATTTTTCTTGATCACGAAACGGATTTGTCATTGTTTTACCTTTAATAATTCTTCTAAGTTATAAATCTTTTTCATATATTTGGACGGGTTAGATAATACCGAAATTTCCAAATCACCTTTTCTTCGTCCTGCTTCTATGACATTGAACTCTACATTGTTTGTATTTTTAAATAATTGTACAATATCTCGTACACTATTGCCTAATCCATGTCCTAAATTTTCTATTGCATTAGATGGTGTTTCCACAGCCAATACAATGGATTGGCAAATTTCATCTACATGAACATAATCTCTAATAGCCGTACCATCTGGTGTGTTGTAGTCTGTACCGTAAATGGAAAAAGTATTTGTTTTAATTGCTTCAATTAATTTATAAAATAATCCATCTGGATTTGTCGGTGGTGCCACAACACTGCCTATTACATTATAGAATCTAAAAATGGTATAATCAATATCATGCTCTTTACAAAATTGTTGAACACAATCCTCAGCGGCTCGTTTGCTAACAGCGTATGGAGATTGACAATATTCAGCAGCACCTGTACTAGCAAATATAAAATTCCTTGTCTTTATATTTTTTAATACATTTAACGTACCCGTTAAATTGGTATTGTAATAGTTAATTGGCTCGCGCTCACTCTCGCCTACCTTAACAACGGCTGCTAAATGAATGACACAGTCAAATTCTTCAGGTAGTGAGAAGGGAATCCTGATATCAATATTATAAAAAGTATCAACATCAATAAGTGGCAGATCTATATCTAACCCATAGACATCATGTTGTTTAAGTAGGTCAGTAAGATGGGAGCCAATATATCCAGAATTCCCTGTAATAAGAATCTTCAATTGTTATCTTCCTGTAGTTGTTTTTATTATTGTAGGTCCTGTGCTAGTGAAGTCGATTCCGGCCATGCGACCTTCATACAACTTACCATTCCAAGTCATAGGCAACTTTACACTCTTATTTAATACCACTGTTAGGTTCTTTTGTTCCCTAAACTCATGTACGGCCGCCTCTACAGTTTTATTTGAGTTTGCCTGTTTAACAGTGCAGGTCTCACTGTATCTTACCACTTCCATCTTTGCCCCATCTTAAATAGAATTCACTTAGCTTCTTTGCTTCTAGTTCTGCAATAATAACATATTGATAGCCATATGTTTGATAGTCTACTTGTTGATGCCACATAGGAACTTCGACTGCATGTTCCATAACAAACTTACCTGCATCACTTTTTTCCCACCGCATAATGGGTTCAGCCGCATAGATTTCTGGATCATCAACATCACTGATATTAAATCGATGTACGATTACCTTGTGAATTTCTTCAACAATTTCTTGTCCATTGTTTTCTGTAACTTTAAATCTTACTGCTGCCATGATAGATGAAATAATGTAATAAACTTTTCGGCATCTCGACAATATTTAAAATCCCACATATCAAAACTCATGCGCTTAACATTGGGCCAGTCTTTTAACTTTTCGGCGGCCCATTCAACACAATCATTCAAACCCTGATTATACCATCGATTCTTTTGATCATCTTCGTCTATTTCTACAATTTGCAGTCGATACCAATTGTTGTTTCTAGGATGCAGGGTAGGTTTAATCACAGTTTGTTTATCAGTCCATTTGAACATCACTGCTGCCAAATTATCGAGTGCGGCAGTTGCGTTCAAACTTTTTTCTTCCGTGGGGGATAACTACGGCGCTTGGGTTTAGAATCTTTAATCACCAACGGACCATGACTGGAATCTTTTTGCGACTTTTCTAAAGCCGCATGGATTAGATTTGGATCAATATCATCCTCTTCGGCCATGTGTTCTTCATAGCGATCAAATTCTTCAGTGCCCATACCATCATGTCCGTCGCCTGTGAATTCATCATCTGTTGAGATGATTGACATTCCAGTTCTAGCCAACATCTTATGTGCGGCATCTGGGTTAGTAAATGCTTCACGCAAACTACCCACATGCCCATCTTTAGTTTGACTGATGGTTTCCCATGTTCGTATTTCAAGCAGGTATTCAATTTCAGTTGGAATAGCTACAACATAGTGAACTGTGTTTTGATTCCAACCTTCCTGCCTAACGGTAAAAGTTTGGACAACTTTACCTTCGGTGGACTTAATGTTATTTTTACTAACACCATAGATCCACACAGTATCACCTATATTGTATCTTTTCTTAACTGTCATATATTAATCAAGCCGAGGCTTGCTCTTTACCTTGTGTTTCAAGAAGATCTTTGACAAACTTAATAGCTTTGCTATCTCTGTCATATACATATTCTTGATCTTCATCATCGTCAGATCTAAGAGTGACGATAACGCCATTCTTGACCTTACGGATTTCTATGCTTTCGAACAACATGGGTTGCCTTTCGTTTATTTTGGAACTGACAAATTATAGTTGAAGTGGAAAATACCAATGTGTGATACTTCACGGCTCAACTCTTGATCACACCATACTTGGTAACCTGACTTCTGTGCTTGTTGGCAGAAGTAAATATCTTCACCAATTTCAAGATTAAGTTCTGGAACATACTCTTGAATGTAGTGTGGCTGTGGAATCTTCTCATAAACTTCACGCTTACACAATACCATACCATGTGGCAATACATCAATCAGTTCCATTGCTGGGCTGTTGTCTGTAGTTTGGAATTCTGTAAACTGACCGCTCTTGCCCATCATACCTGTAAAGTTAGGATTAGGGAAACGACGACGACGATAGTTAGCACCGACGATTTCTTTGTTACGAGCCAACAAACGCATAGGTGCATCAATTGGGAATTTCATATCGCTGTCAACCCACCAAATGTAATCAAAGTCACTCTTCAAAAAGATGTCAACTAGGTTACGACGAGCAATAGTAATAACTGATCCAATGTTAAATGCACAGTTGATCTTAACACCGTTTGCTACCAAATTAGCAGCAGCCATGGCCAAGTGTTGTGCAAATTCAGCATTAACCATTTCCATTGCTGGTACAGCAATCATAATGCTTGGGCGTTTTCCGCCAGCTTGTTGTTGCGGTGCAGGTTGTGTACCAAATTGTGGAGCAGCCATCGGGCTTGTTGCCTGTTGTCTGTTAGGGATGTTAAGTTTAGTTTTTTTCATGTGTTACCTTTAATTGTCCAATTCCATTTGAAGTGCTTCTTTAATTACTTCAAATAGCTCATCTTCAGTAGTGCAAAGAATCTTTGCAGTCTTCCAATCGTTTTCTTCATCACGACCACTGACTTCTACCATGAAGCCGTTGTCATAACGATTAACAGTAAATGATTCATTTACCTTTGTTAGTTTTGCTAGTTTATTTGACATTTTGTTTTTCCTTTGTTTTGCGTTTTGGTTTTGTTTCTGTTACGGGAAGAACACTTTCTGCTTTTAATAGAGCATTTCGTACTTCTGCCAACAATGCATCTTCATCCCATTCCAACTTAGTAGTACCATCTGAGAATGTAGTAACAGTTAAATGATTACCTTTTACCACACCACTACGATCTGTCATCTCTGCAATATCGGCAGACATAATAACATCGACTTTCTTTTTTGTTTTCTTTTTTGGAGTATCAGTCTCTTGCAATGTTGCGTCTGCAATTAATTTAGATACTTCTGCAATAGTCTGTTCTTCAGTTTTCTTTTTACGAGTTGCCATTTTATTCCTTTATTACCTAGGAGCAAATTCTTGTTGCAGTTTAATGTTATCAAAAAACTCTTTCTTAGTTCCTTGATCTTCTTTAAATGCACCTTTTAACACAGTTGTTTGTGTTAGACTGCTATGAGCCATAATGCCACGGTTCTCACAGCATCCATGAACTGCCTGTATGTATACTGCTACATTTTCGCTGTCAGTTGCTCGACTAATTTCTCTTGCGATGTCGTTGCAAAGTTCTTCTTGTAAAGTACCGCGACGAGCGCACCACTGAGCAATACGAGTATACTTGCTAAGGCCAATAAGTTTATTAGCGGCCAAAATACCAATATAAGCAACTCCAGTAACGGGTTGGTGATGATGACTGCACATACTGCGAAGTTCACTGCGAACAACCAACATACCTTCATAACGGTCTTCCGAGTCATTAGGAAATGCTGTTGCATCTGGTGCTGGATCATATCTACCTGCCATTATTTCATTAAAATACATTTTAGCCAGCCGACGAGCTGTGCCTTTTGAATTAGGATCGTTTTCACGGTCAATAAGCAATGCATCTAGCACTTGTTCAAATGCTGGGGTTGCTTCATCAATTAGTTTTTCTATATCACCTTCGTGTAAGTAATCACTAATATTATCTCCAGCCCAAAAGCGTTTGCCTTCACGCTTCATTTTAAAGCGAAGATGATCGCCCAAGTAGGCTTCTTCGTAGCCTTTGTCGTCAATGTTGTTAAATGATAATGGTTCTGACATTTATTTTCCTATACAGTATACATAATACAGGATTATTTAGGTTCTGTCAAGCGTAGTAGAGTATTTTTCTTTACCGCGGCATTCAAAACTGCCATTTCAACTTCTTGTTGTTCTGCAATCTTTAACAATGCGCTAGTGTCTTTTGGAAAACATGCACCACCAAATCCGAAGTAACCATCGGGTCCGGGTACTTGCATATGACTACCGCCGATTCGTTTATCTAGTTTGACCATTCGTGCAATCAAATCATAGTCAAATCCCATTTTAGTAGCAAGGGTATGCATTTCGTTCATGAAGATAACCTTTGTACTCATGAAGCAATTGATTGTATACTTGGCCAAGGCAGCTTCACCAATGCTACAATACATAACATTCTCGCCTAATCCTTGTTGCCCTATACGGATAAGGCGTTCGGCCTCACGCAAGTATGCACTAACTTTTCCGCCAATAATTGCAAACGATCCGTTAACATAATCACGGTTGGCATTTACCGCAGTTAAAAACTCAGGTGCATGAACTAGGTTTGGATATAGTTCATTCAATTGTTCATACACATCTGGTGGTGCTGTACATTTACTAATAATGACACCATTGTAATCAATAGACTTTAACTGTGCCAATACACTTTCTAAAATGCTAGTATCACATGTACCATCTTCGTCTTGTGGACTAGGTACTGCAATGAATACTCCAGAACATTCTTTAACATCACTAATAGGATTGTTATAACCTTTTGCAGGATCTACCAATACCAAACTTTCGTTCCAACCAGTATCAATGGCGTTTTTAATTGCTCCGCCAACAAAACCTAATCCAATAATTCCAATTTTTTCAAACATATTTGTATTCTTAAAAATAATTTTAGCACCACCAATAGTGCCCGGCATGTCTAATGTCATTTGCTAAGTCCCCATAACATATATTCTCGTTCGGTTAGATGTGCAACAGGTTTGAGCCATTCATTTTTGATAGCCTCCATAATGATTAATCTATGTTCTCTGGGGCATTCTAAATCAAATTCGAATCCCGCCCGTTTTGCAATTACTATACCATCGGTGATAGTAAAATTAGGGTCGTCAAATTTAATTGAGAGAATAGGGTTTTTGTTTTCTACAAAGTTCATAACACTATTATAGCATAGTGTTATTTAAAGGTCAATAACAAATCCAGTCGCAACTCTTGAAAGGCTTGCCCTCTTCCGCGCGGGGCAAATAGCGTATAACTTTCTTTTTTACTCGTTTAATAATCTCATGCTTATGATCGTGGTTGAATGCTTTCAAATACATTTTCCAACTTCCACCATCTCGACGAGTTGATTTTAAATCAGTGTTTAAATGTTTAACAATGCTCTTGTAATTGCCTTTGAATTTGCTAGTTAGTTCACAAGCAATATTAAAACTATAAGCATCTATTTCGTCAGTACATCCTAAATAACTTTGTTCTTCACGGATTTTACTACTGGCTGCGGTACTAGCATAATTTGGTAATTCTTTAAAGGATCTACGACGATATTGTCGCATATGTATTACTTCATGTAATATAGTATCGGCGATTGTACTGCACATTCCCTTGTATCGTCTTTTTGATACAGTAAATTCAGTGTATTCTGGGTTATAGAAAAAGTTTAATTCAATGCATTTTTTATCATTTTCGTCTTGATCGCTATAATAAGTGCCGCCTACGAACACTTTATATGACCTAACTTTGATATCCCACCCAATTGTTATCGTTACAGGTAGATATTTTTTAATGAATTTGGATAATGTATTGTGGAATTCTATAGGAGATATAGTACAGTCACATAATTTTGGTGACAATACTAGCAAATGATCGATGATATCGCCTCTTTTTAAAGTGCTCCAATCAAACATAGATGTCCTCTAGATGCAAATATTTAGTCATAAAAATAGGACCCGAAGGTCCTATTTTATAGTTCGTCCAATCTTGCAGCTACTAAATTGGAAATTGTTTGTTCTAGCAGTTCAATGTGTGTTGCTGATTCTTCTAATAAATCAGCAATTCGATCTGGCTTGCCTTCCTCCACACTTTTGCGCCCTTGTATCTGTCTGCGTATTTCCGCTCGTTTACGGAGTCGAAATACCAAACTCTGTTCGCTTACTGGTAAATGTGATTCATCGTTCATTCATCTAACCCCAAAGTTGCGGGATTGTGGTCTAGTTCAAATGTAGTTCCATCTTCATATAGTGAGGCATCGTCATCATCGATGACAACTACTAAGTCACAATGTCTCAGTAGATAATCTTTAAATTCAAAATTCTCAATGTATATACGAAATGTATAAGTGCCATCGAAGTTGTCCAATAGATGACCGCGTTGGCCTTTTGCTGGTTTTACTTTCATTCTGTTGTCCCCAAATAGTTACGAACCCATGATAATCGAGATTGTTCATCCATAGCAGTATATTCTACAATGTTAGCACGAATAGCATCCACAAGTGGATAATATTCTTCGTCAAGGTTATGTTTAATGTCCCTGTTCAAGTCTACTAACTTATCTGTTCGTGGATTGCGAGCAACCCACTTTGAAGTTAAGTAGTATGGTGACTTGATTTTAGCACTCACACCATCTTCAGTATAGAACACATATCCCTCATGCTTACATTCTTTAGCCATTTGCTTCAAGCGAACCATATTAGTAGTTGTGCTTTCTGCATGGAAACAATTTAGAGCAAGTGCAAGATCTTGCAAAGTAAAAGGATTGTGTCCTACTCGACTTTCCCAAGAGTTTTCACGATACCCTAAAATGTACATACCTGGCTTTTCAGGAATGATGTGCGGGTCGCTTGGATGTACACATTCAAACATAAAAGTCATGCCTTCAGTATCTGCGGTGTTCAATGTCATCAACCAGTCAGTCAATGGAGCATGTTTAGCCATCATTTCCTTAGCATAGTCAACATAATCGTTAGCAGTGCTACCAGTAGTAGACACCAACAGCTCGCCGTTATGCACAGTTACCGCCGCCATGAAACCATTAACCTTACGGAAGGCAGTTACTCGAGTATTGTCCTCCAGTACAGGTGCTTCTTTCTCAATGCCGTAGTTGTAGATCTTTGTGAATGGATAAGCAACCAAATTGAAATCTTTGTCCACAATACTTCCACGACATTCAGCAATGTACTCGTTCCACAGGTTATCATAGAACACACGCTTCTTATACTTGAGCACATAGATCCCGTCGCCACATTCTTTCATGTTAACTAGGTTAGATGTTTCTACATACTCCTTCAACTTGTCTTTAAACATGATGACCCTTAATTTCGTTGTCTTTGATTAACTTAATTGCACGTTCCAAGGAAATTACAATTTCGCCTGTAGAATCCATTCCAACATCCATACATCTATATTTTTCCATACCTGTAGTTCCGCCATGCAAGTGTCCATGAAAGTGTAAAGATCCTCGGTGCATTTGATCCCACTCAGCAATTGGATAGTGGAACATGACAATTTTATAACCATCATATGTAATATCCAAATACTTGTGAACTTCCTTAAATGCACTACGGAATGTTGCATCCATCAATGTCTTGCGATCATGATTACCTTCAACTAAAATCTTCACACCGTTCAAACGCATCATCATTCGTCCGGCATCACTGCCCGACATAAATGCCACATCTCCGATAATGTACACCAAGTCTTCTGGCTCAACTTTCTCGTTCCATTCCTCTACCATAGCATTGTTCATATAATCAACATCGTTCCTGAACCTTGCCCGTGTTACAGGGCAGAAGCTCATGATATTCTTATGTCCAAAATGGAGATCTGAAGTGATCCATGTTTTCATTTTTATCCTCCTTAAAATGAGTAACTACGGATCCACTCGAATCGAGTAGAGGCGGGCACCCATTTAAAATGTTGCTTTTTTCTTTCAGGTTGTTCAAAGTCAGTACAGATCATAACCCAACCGCGATCTTCAGAGAAGCCCACAGTATCGGCAACCTTTTTAACTTCGACAATTCTGCCGTTCATTTTTGCTACTATCATCATGTGGACTCCTTTCTTAAACTAAAGTGTATTATAGCATCAAAGGAGTCCAGTGTCAATCTATCCGTTCTTTCTTTACTCGTCCAATTCGACTCTCTTTGTTCCAATCGTATGCAACGCCATCTGGACATACACCGTTTTTAACAGAGTCTACACCAAATATGCCACATACTTCGAAGTCCGCACCTTTGATAGTAACAAACTCATTCATATGCTTTGCAAGATTCATTGCCTCATTAAGTGTGAGGACTTTAAAAGTTTCTTCTTTTCCTATTACTTTATACATTCATTCTTTTCTTCATAACATGTTAAACATACCGCATCATATCGTGGTCCCATATTAGGGCTAATAGCACCATTACAATGCTTACACAAAATAAATGCCTGTGTAACTATATACCCTTTTCCTGGCGCATACAATGGTTGGAATCCTTCTTCACTTTCAGTATAACCAATCAGTGTTTGCTCGGTCATTAAATATCACCTTCGTAATTTTTAGGAACAATAAGTCCAGAATCTAGCACAATGCCATTGATAGTATGCGGCTCATTTTCATCATAGGTCCAGCCCAAGTTCTTCATCATTCTGTGCTTGACTAACAGATTGGGGCTACGAAATCCTTCACAGTCATCAAAGCCCATCATAACTCCAACTTCACAAACTGCACCACTACGGCACACACCTGCTACACAATGAACAACCACATTCATTCGGTTGTCCAAGGCATGTTGCAGTAGTCGAACAAGCTCGGCGGCCTGATCTTGACTGCACTTCATAGCTTCTTCTAGCACCTCGTCCTTTTCCTCTACATCAAGAAATTCAAATTGATGAGTCTCTTTGAACTTGTGCATAGGAGTAGGGAATGTCATTGCCGGATCAACAATTTGAATCAGCATGGAGTTTTCGCCAGCATTGTGATGACGACCTTTTGGGATATCGCCTAGCGATACATTTTCAATCCATGGCATAATAGCCTCCTTAATTACACTGTTACACATCCTGTAAGTTCGTCAATGCTCAGTCTTCAACTCCAAAATGTTTCATAAGAGCTTGATATCCGTTTGAGCTGGCAGTTGCTCGACCAACAACCTCGATACATTCCCGAACAATCAACTCGGCGAACTCGTTAGCAGCATCTTGGAAGTTCATAGGAGTTTTAGTGTTATTCAACACAGCCTGTCTCCAAAGTTCTTGAATTCGTTCGTTCATTTTACTGCTCCTGTATAATCTGCACGAACATACCAATCTGGTGCTTCTTTTAGGTTGTTATGTTCTTTGTTATAATCAATAGCGTATTGACGGGCTTCTGCTTCGTTGTCAAAGTAGGCATCACCCCAGGGCTTTTGTCCCCAACCACGCTCATATTCTGTAAGAGAGACCCGGAATGCTTGGACATTTGGTTTTTCAATACGAGCCATTTTGTACCACCTTTCTATTTACTGTACTTACAGTATAACAGAAGATGCCCAAAATGTCAAGAACTTTTAGTATTCATTCTCAATAAGTAAAGAGTCACTTCTGGACCATCAACTTTAATTAAATCGTTGGGATATTTCCTACTGCCCGTATACCATTTATACTGGATCCCAACTTCATAAACTGTTACCATCTTGGCATTAAGTTTTTTAACAGTACCCAATTCCAAACTATTACGGTCTGGAAAACAAACAGCATCTCCTATGTTGAGGATACGCCCCAATTTGTCTTTGTGTTCAACTATAGCTTTGACTTTCTTTTCAGACATATTCAACCTCTACAATACGATACTTTGAATTGGGATAGTTGATATGTAACCACTCCAGTAAACCATCCTCGTAGGGTAATTTTACTGAACTGTCATAGTTTGTAATATATTTCATGATGTATACCAAATTTCTTTGAAGCCTTCTTCTTCAGTTGGCTCTTCCCATCCGTTAATCATGCTATCAATTACATTCTTCGGAATATGTTTGCCTGGACGACCACTAAGTCGTACATCCAATTCATCACGAGCAGGTGTTCGAAACACTACTGCAATGGCATAATAGTCTGACAACATATTGAACTTCTTTTTACGGCTAGCTACAGTAGTGCTAGTTTGATCCCAAATGATATCCTTGCCTGCTTCACGAGCTTCTATGACATCATTAGCCATGAGTTTAACTGCGGCTGACATATAATCTTTGAAGACTTCACTGTAAGTCTTTCCATGAAGATTAGCATAACTTTCCACATGATGGTCTGTGCTGATATATGCACAGTCACTTGCCCATTCCTGAGAATTAACCCATGTGCTTTTACCTGATCCAGGAACTCCTATTAATACATATAATTTTGGCATTACAATTCAATCTCACCTTCTTCAATCAGCTCGGCAACAATATCGTTAATCTCACTGACTACATCCCAAATTTGATTAGCTACTCGAATGTCTTTCTTACGACGACTCAAGTTTGACCCTTGTTGATAAACTTGCCATAAATGTTCTTCACAATATGATCGACCAATTACTGCGTCACATCCACATGAAATTTTAGAGTTATTTCCAAGCCATTGGCATTTATTCATCAACATCTTTACGGTCTTTCTTTAAAATATTTTTAAGTTCTTCAGGACTATGATCGTTTCCGCGAGCTACTGAGTCCATGAAGTCTTTAACCTCTAGTAGTTTAGCACGGCTCATCCCTAACAAATGTTCAGATCCAATTTGAATACCTTCATTTTTAGAAATAAATTCCAATATAAACAGTAGAATAAACACTGCCCAAAAACGGAAGTCATCGATGCCAACTTCCATAGTTGATAAAATTCCACCAATCCCAGAGATTATTACTAACCTCTGGGCCACAGGACCAGTTATAAATTCCCACATACTTAGCTTCGTTTCATACAAGTTGTACGGGCCATAGCTTGCCAGTTACCGGGGAAGCTCTTACGCAAGTCTGCCAACTTGAGAACCATACGCAAACTCAATTCACGCAACTTGTCTTGATTGGCTACAATAAAGTCAACCAATTCATCACGAACAATTGCAATGTTTTCAAACTCATAACGGTCTAACATACCATCAGATACAATCTGCTTGATACGCAGGATCTTCTCACGGGCCGTGTCCATTTGCAGATCAATGTAGTGGCAGCGTGACTCCAATGCATCCAAGTGATCTCGCAACCGCTTGGACTTCACATGTTCAAACTTAATGTTGGTGATAAAAATTGCAGCACCTTTAAACTCAAAGCGATCTGGAATGCCTTCGCTACGCAAAATGCGGCTATCAGTGTTCCAGCTAATAAAGCGGCGTGAGCTAGAGTCCAATGCACCTTTCAAAATGTTCAAAGAAAGGTCTTCCATCAAAATGCTATCGCAGTCATCAAATACAACAACATTGCCTTTGTCGCTAAACTCGTACAATTTAGCATACAACCCAATAGCACTCATTGCACCTTTAACAACTTCGTATTTTGGCTTACGCTCTGCCAACTTGTTAAACAAATCTGCTTTTTCCAATACAGTTTCAACGCCAAAAGATTTACCAACGCCTGGAGGGCCACTAACAATCATAGCACGGACACTACCTTCTTTAACAGCTTGTGTCATATTATCCAAAATCTCGAATCGTTCACGCAGGCGTTCGATGATCTGTTCGTCTGTTTCCTGTGCTACCAACATTTCGTTAGCTTTGATCTTTTCGTGATCAAACTCAAGAACATTAGTAGTTGCGGATTTAGTATTTGCCTTTGCCATTAAAAACTCCTTAAATTAGTTGCTGTGTGTATGTATTATACTGTCAAACAGTTGCCTTGTCAAGCACTTTTGAACGATATCTTTCAGGAACATTTTCAATAGGTTCTGCAGAAATGGACACACGATTGCCTGTCACTTCTTCATAAACCATTGCATCTTCCATCAAATTGCCAATATCAATGTTCCAACCAATGATAGTTTCATTGTGGTTACGGGCGATAAAAACTTGCATAGTGTGCTCCTGTTTAACAAGTATGTATTATAACAAAGAATTGAGCTGTTGTCAAGCCTTAATCTTATAATTTCCGCTTAACAGTATCATAGTTATGTCACTTTCATTGCGTAAATTGATCCAAAATGGGCGGGTGTCGTACTTGCTAGAACGATGACCGAACCCCGATGACCATTGTCTATTGCCCGGTTGCGTGTACCAATTATATTGGCTTCCGTACCGAGTTGTCAAGAACTGCTCAATTTCGCCAGCTTCCTTGGACCAGGAGATGAGACGCAAGGCGTGAGTAAACCCTTCCTTGTAGGCTTTGTATCTGCGATTGAGTTTAACTACTTTCATAATGATCCTATTATAACATATGTTGTTTTCAAAGTCAAAAGAAAACCCAACCGTACAACTATGTTGCATTGGGTTGGGCATGTTTATTGGAGCGGGAAAGGAGACTCGAACTCCCGACATCTTGCTTGGCAAGCAAGTGCTCTACCAACTGAGCTATTCCCGCATTATGCTTTTATATCGACATTTTGTCCTAGATTCTCATTATATAATCTAGCTAATTCCATTCGTCGAATTCTTAATTTTTCTTCAGTCATTTCCTTATCAAGTTTATGAGTTACTGTTTTGGATTGATTCTGTCTTTCAGCAACCTGTCCAATTTGGTATATATGTAATGCTTGATAATGGGAAATGGGTTCTATTTTCATACAGTATTTATGATCTGGCATCCCCCCAAGGATTCGAACCTTGTCTAGCGGTTTTGGAGACCGTTGTGCTGCCGTTGACACTAGAGAGATATAGTTGGTTGCGGGACTTGGATTTGAACCAAGGATGGCAAAGGCTTATGAGACCTCGCTGGTGACCGGACCCTCCCCGCTATAAATTGGTTACATACTACTTATCTTATTGTACTCCGTATGTAAGGGAGAATTCTAAATTGGTGGACACAAGTTTTGAGGCTGGCCCGTTAGTAGATCACTACCACCTGTTACATTGCTGTATGTACTATTGCTTGCCCAAGGATTTACCGCGGTACCTTGCGACTCATACTGGATAATGTAACTTATCCGCTGCTCTTGGTGGAGGATAACAGAATCGAACTGTTGCGAAAACCTTGCAAAGGTCCCAGGCTACCATTACATCAATCCCCCAAACTGGTCGGTGTGACACGATTCGAACATGCGACCACTGCGTCCCAAACGCAGAGCTCTACCAAGCTGAGCTACACACCGAAATAAAATTAGGGCACAACTATCTATCCTTACAGGACCAATAACACTTACTTATTACCGCATTATTGACGACCATTGTTATTTAAAATCATCACAACGTCAAACAAGGACTGGGAGTGCTGATCCCCTAAAACTGGTACCTCGTTGGAGAATTGAACTCCCGTATCCACCGTGTAAGGATGGCGTTCTACCATTAAACTACCGAGGCAAAATTCTTTACTTAACCTGTTCTACTATTATACCTGACTTCTCAAGGAATGTCAAGCCTTTATCATCTCTATAGTTTTCACCATAAAAAACGCTACTAATCCCAGACTGAAGAATAAGTTTAGCACAATGAATACAAGGACTATGGGTAACGAATAAGGTTGCCCCCAATCCACTGTCATTAGACTTCGCCAATTTTGCAATCGCGTTTGATTCTGCATGTAAAGTTTCGTCCTTGGTAACAAGTCTATATCTACGGTTTGATTCAAATTCTTCGCTATATTCTTCGAATGGCCAGCGTTCTTCGATCTCATCTGGATCAAGCCAACCGCCGGCATCGCTATTCATATAATCTTTGTACTCACATTCATTATCCCAACCTACAGGCATACCGTTGTAGCCGATTGAGATAATGCGATCATCTTTTACAACGATTGCGCCGACTTTTAATCTTACTGCTGGACTAATTTCAGCAAATCGTTTTGCTGTGTCCATGTATGCGTGTTTAAACTTTTCTTTCATATTCCTGGAGCGGGGTAAGAGAATCGAACTCTCAGCATTAGCTTGGAAGGCTAAGGTATTACCACTATACGAACCCCGCTTACTATTCTGAAACACACTACCTGCTCTGTTACGGCTACATATCTGTAGTTTGGTATCCATTCATGTAATGTGTTTTAGAATAGTGGAGGACTGAGAATACATCTCTCCCAATAGCACCTCGGACATTATTGTAAACCTTGCGAGTCTACTTTCTTCCGACTTCCACTACAACCATATTGCTATGTATCATAGTCTGCTATCAGCATCGCCGTTTTTAAAGACAGGCAGTAGTCTTGTCGCCATATGCTATTCTACGCTTTCTATCCCGTTGACCTTGCGAGCCATTCAAGTGCGCTAACACCTTACGAAACTTCCTGCATAAACCAATATTACCTTGCGAGCTTTATTGGACTTGGTTAGCTTGCGCCCCAAGTATTAGATGCTTTTCACATACGACCGAGTCAGTCTTTGCTTTTATGTTAGATAGTGGGTATGAAGCCACAGCCTATTCCTTAACAGGGAATTGCTCTACGATGAGCTATATCAACCTACTGCGATGTGCTGACTCAGTTGCTACATAATCTTTTGGACTACATAATACAACACACCACGTACCTTTTGTCTTGCGAACTACTCAGTCGTCTTTTGCGATCTGTGTCGACCCCGCCATTGCTGACAGCCTCCACTAACCACTCAAACTGCATACGAGCCCTTAGGTGCAACCCTTCGGACAAATACGCTACCCTTTCTCATACTAATTAACTGGACTGGTTTAGTTGTGAAGTCAGCACCACCTGTTACTTTCCATCTACCCAAGTTCCCCTTGCGGGCTTGTCGGCACATGTTCTTTCCACAACATCCAGCGTCATTGTTACAACCACCGGTCTTATCAGTGATCGCTACCTCACGGTAGTGAGCAGGCTTGTCTAAACGAACTATTACTAGCGGAGTTATGTAGGCATACCTCCTTTGGCTGTGTCACCACAGTTATTCTTCGTAAACGGCAAGCCGCCTACAGGATATTAAACTACCCTTAAATTCTTATACAACTGCACACTTACAGGAATTGAACCTGCCCACCTCGGATTTACCAAAGCTGCAATCCGCTACATCTGCGTGGCCTACGCATTCATGTGCATGTGTATAAGAACTTCTTATACTTAACTTTTTAAAGAGCGTATGTTAATTTCTTAACATGTATATATTGTAGCAAACTTCTTACTGTTTGTCAATACCTTTTTAAAATATCTTTATTAAAACACACTTCCAAGAACTCCCGATTGATTAACTCGGTCCTAATGCTCATTCAGGTAATCACATCCCGAAGGAGTGTGCTAGTGTCTAGCTACCTACACCACATAGGCCCTAGACTGAGCTGTTACTCTGTCCATAACATTTATTCATTTGGAGTAGGTGTTAAACCTCACCCAATGCGTTCCCGCCACTCCTTCACGGAGTACAGATGGTCAATGCACTGCACACCTGGCGCTCTTTATGGTGACTGCCCCACCCCCTGTGTATAACGGGCAAGGGCGCCCGGGTTTTTGGTGCCCCCACCATGACTTGAACACGGGACCTTCGCCTTACAAGGGCGCTGCTCTACCACTGAGCTATAAGGGCATAAGTGTTATCCACCTTGAGTAGAATTTTTTACTTCGTTATCGTTGCGCTCTTGTTCTTCCATCCAAAGCATTTGTTGATGTTTAAATGTATCTTCAGTTAGACTATGCCAACCAATACAATTACCAGTTGGGCTACGGCCGCAACCGCAAGTACCTTTTTTCATTTGTTCAACACTAGGTGACATTATTTTTCTTCCTTACCAGACTGCCATTCAACAGTTTTCTTATCTTCTTTGTAAAAGTCATCAGGCAATGGAGGCGGAACATATTGTTCCTTCTTTGGTTTAGTACCAAAAATGCTTTCAATGTTTTTACCCAATTCCTCTTGGGAAATACTAATAGGGCGTGTCCTACTACCTTTACTCATCGAACTTTCCTCAAATATTCACGACCGACTTTACCTTGTTCAACTTCTTTCAATGCCAATACAATTGGATTGCTACCATTAGTATTATCGACCAATGGACGAGCACCTCGGCGCAGTTCGCGAACACGAGCACTTGCCACTAGCACAAGATCGAATCGATTACCAATCATTTCAACACATTTGTCTGTGTCATTTTGAGAAGGTAACATTGCAGTTTTTAACATAAAGTCTTTCTATAAAATTAAATGGTGCCCTAGGAGAGACTCGAACTCTCAACTCTTTCGAGGACGGCTTCTAAGACCGCTGTGTAAACCATTCCACCACCAGGGCATTAAACTAACAAATACTATTGTAACAGGATATTTATAAACTGTCAATAGTATATCTAAATTAATTTGTTAAAGTTGTGTCACCATCGTTATTGACACCATTCACCTGTTTATACAAGGTCGACCAGGACTCGGTAAGTCACTTGGAATACTTGTCCAGTCTGTGCGCCGCCTTGCACCCGGATCTTCCGATCCGTCGGGCATCGAACCCGTAACCTTCTACTATATCAGTCCTTCGAAGAAACTTTTATAGCGTGACTTTCTTTTGCTGACACTTTAACAAAACTTGGCGCCACAGACGGGAATCGAACCCGCCTAAATCGGATAGACAATCCAGTGCCCTCCCCAGAGGACTACTGTGGCATAAAATTAATCTGTAAAGAAAGACCTCAATCTTTCACTTGTAGCACGGTGTATGTAAACATACTATCTTTCGATATCAAAGCCTCAACTTTGAACTTGTATCGCGGTTGCTGTGAACAGCATTTACAAAACTTGGCGACTCGTGGGAGAATCGAACTCCCGTAATCGGATAGACAATCCGAAGTAATGACCATTATACGAACGAGCCTAAATTTGCAGTAGTTTCTATATCACCCATTGAAACTAATAAACATTGAGAAAGAGCTTGCATTGCAAGATTCCTATTTGCTCTTGGTGGAGACGACTGGAGTCGAACCAGTAGTGCCTTTCGGGCGGCGGATTTACAGTCCACTGGGGTTACCAATTTTCCTACATCTCCATATCTGTGGTACCAGCGGAGGGGATCGAACCCTCTCAAGAACGCTAATCTGGCGCTAAAAGGCTTATAAGACCTCTCTGACTTCCAAGTCTCGCTGGCATTGATTATTTACACTCGGGACTTTTCTCGACGGTGGTGTCCTTGCCTCGCATAAACTATGTTTAGGCCGAGTGTATAAAACCATTAGTTGATAGCACTTAAACCTTACAGGCTAAGCAAATTTCGGAGTGGGTTGCAGCCCTCCTAAGCCATTGCTCTCGGTTGTGTCAGAAGAGTAAGATGGCCCTATTCTTCATAAGTTTATGCGTCCATAAACGATACCCGTCAAATACTATCAACTAATGGTGCGGCTGGCCGGAATCGAACCGGCACGGTGTCTCCACCGGCGGGTTTTAAGCCCGCTACGTCTACCTATTTCATCACAGCCGCAAATTTTATTTTAATTTTTTAAAGAACTTGTAACAGCTAACTCTATCATTTGCTGCTATGTAATAATTATAGCGTCTTATTGCACTGTTGTCAACAAGTTTTTAATATTTCTTTTGGTGCTCTAATGCAGAATCGAACTACGATAATTTTAATCCTCTAGATGCCCGACCGTTGCCTTTATTCCTGCCCTTCCAAGTTGGAGTTATTGCATGACAATTTGGACATAATAATCTAACATTTGACGGCAAATTATTAGCTGCGTTTCCATCTATGTGATCAACTTCTAATGTAATTTTTAATCCTTGCCATTCATTGATTCCACATTGACTACACCCGTTATATTTTTTATAGAGAATACCGTGTATAGTGCCTCTTGTTGATATTTCACCGTTATCAAACTTTTCTTGAGTAATATTTTTAGTGAATAAACCCATGCAAGTTTGATTACAGAACTTTTTCTTTTTATAAGGCAGTGTTAAATGTTCAGAGTTGCAAGTTAAACAATTCCATTTGACGTGTTCTGTCCTTAATAAATTGTTGTATGTTGCTGAGCAAGTATGATTACAAAAAATATTTTTCCTATTTAAATAGCCTATAATTAAATTACAATGTTTACACTTTTTTGGATTTTCATTATACGCTAAAATTCTAGCATTCTTTTTTTGTTCTGTAACTAGTTTACTTTGTTCACCACCTAATTTTCCAGATTCTGCTTTGGAATGTTTTTGCACTTAAAACCCCTTTTATTTTATTTATGTTATAAGTGCGAAAAGTTATATTTATTGGTGCCGATGAGAGGAGTTGAACCTCTGACCTCATTCATACCAAGAATGTGCAACTACCATCTGTGCTACATCGGCATTAAACTATAAGAGCGAATTGGCTCCTCGACCTGGGCTCGAACCAGGGACCTACGGATTAACAGTCCGGCGCTCTACCGACTGAGCTATCGAGGAATATACTTTATTCTGCTGTACTAGCTGTGCCAGTATCGTTTGTTACATAACTCGCACCTTGTGGACGAGGGCCATTGCGATCAGACTTAGTAGACTTTGGAACAATCGCTGCCGCCAATTCTGCTTGGATCATCATTCGTTTCCAACCATCGCGCTGTTCTTTATTTTTGATGCTACCCAAAAGGTTTTTAGTAGCGTTACTCATCTTATATGTCTTTGTTGGTTTTAACATTTCTTCTCTTTTTAAAATTTGGTGGAAGGCTAGGGAATCGAACCCTATGACCAGCTCATCACTGATCTACACCTTAGCAGGGTGCTGCATTACCGGCCTGCCCGCCTTCCTATAAACTATTATACTGTACTTATTGCACGGTGTCAACAAGTATTTAAAAACTGGTACGGCTGGTAGGTCTTGAACCTACAAGAACACCATGACTATGTCCTGTGCCCCGTCCCCATTCTATGCTATGAGCATAGCGGGAGGTCTTCCATATTCCACTCACAGCCGCAAGTATATTATATACTTATCGACGGTATGTGTCAACAGTTATTTTGGTCTCGCCTGCAGGAATCGAACCCACATTCACAGGGTAGAAGCCTATTGTATTGTCCATTATACGAAGGCGAGATTATGTGGTAGTTCCTGAAAGAATCGAACTTTCATCTTCGCCAAGTCAAAGCAGTGTTCTACCATTAAACTAAGGAACTGTGGTCTCGCCACCAAGGATCGAACTTGGATCAAAAGTTTAGGAAACTTCTATTCTATCCATTGAACTACAGCGAGATAAATATTTTTGTGAGAATATACGAAAACCTTACACCAAGTGGACTACACTTTCGCTTATCATATGATAGTGGCGTATGTTGTATTATGGTTCAGGATTTGTATGATAACACATACTTTGAAATGCAATATTTCACCGATGTTAATAGAGCGTTGCGCTTTATCAATAACTTATAAATTGGCGGGTCCTGAGAGGATCGAACTCCCACCCTCTGGTTCGAAGCCAGAGATGATATCCATTTCACCAAAGACCCTAAACTGTTGAAGCAATATATTCGTAATTTACAGTTTCAACATTTTCACGGAATACAATAGCACCGTTCTTTAGATGAAATCGTCTTGCCATTGCTGTCGGTGGACTCAATGTAACAAACCTTTTGATATTGGGCTTGTTTTCCTTAATGTGTGATACTGCATTAAAAATTAATGTACGACCTGCACCTGGAACATAACTCCATATTGTATAAAATATAGCAACATCAGGTTCACTACTTTCAGAAAACAATTCTTGTTCTGTTGTAGGGATACGATCTTGATAACTTACACAGGTAATTGCTTTAACATTACCTTCTTCATCACGATATACAAAGATATCTTTATTAAGGCCAATCCTACTTATGTTAGGAATAGATGGACGAACAGGATCTTCTTTTAAGAAGTTGAAAAAATTATCAGTGTCAGATTTGATTAGGTGTAGCATAAATGCCTGTGGTAGTTATAACTGTACTTATCTAATTAGTACATAAATGTTTAAAAAACTTGGTAGAAGCGGTCGGACTCGAACCGACGATAGACACCGTATGAAGGTGGCGCATTAGCCGCTATGCTACGCTTCCATATAACTACACCTTGAAATCAAATATCAAGCAGTCTTTACAGACATCCAAGAAGTGCCTGGAGCAGACACATTAGTCAGTAATTCGTGAACTGCTTTTGCTACTGGTGGATAGCCAAAATCGTGGCCACTAATAACTCCACCAATTTTTACCTTAGGTAGCCAAGCAATAATATCTGCCTTAACATTATCATAATCGTGTGATGCATCGATAAACACAAGATCCAAGCTATTGTCATCATATGTAGCGGCAGCTGGCACACTGGCCATTCTAACCGCTCTATAATGACCTTCAGCAGGTTTCATGTTTGCAGTAAACACTTCAAATAGTCTTTTATTAACTACATCAGCATCTTCAAAGCCTTGGCCTTCTTGATGTTCTTCACTGCCTAACCAAGTATCCACACAATCAAATTGTATGCCTTTATTACTGTTTGCACATTCTACAGCCATGTATGCACTACTACGACCTTTGTATGATCCTACCTCCACAAAGTGGGCAGGGCCTTGTACTCGGTCTACCATGGATTTATAAAATAGTATGTCGCCGTGTTCAAAAAAACCGGGAACATTTTGCCAGAAATGATTTAAAGTTGTTGTCATAAAAATATTTATGCGTACATAATGTACACCATATAGAAACACATTTATTTCGTTATCCCACCTCTAGAAAGATATATGGGGCGCCTTAGCACTAATGTGTTTATATATGGAATCCATTGTGTGTAGGGCATCGAAACCTACATTCGGCCCCATAACGGGCCTTTCTTACCACTTAGAAGAACACGGACTCTTGGGGTCATGACTCCCCAATATGGACAGGGTAATTACTCCTGTTTTTACCATATGTAAACACACTACCAGTCCCCGGGATTCGAACCCGCTTCTCTTATAGTTTACCACGACTTTTACGGTCGGGCAAGTAATGTGTTTGCATATGGTGGATCCACTCGGATTCGAACCGAGAATTTACAGGGTAAAAGCCTGATGTTATAGCCGTTTAACTATGAATCCCATATATGGTCCCTCCACTCAGAGTCAAACTGAGCCTTCTCGGATTAAGAGTCCGGTATGCTATCGAAACATCTTGAAGGGGTTGTGCATATTAAAATTGTCTTTAATGTGCCAACCCTAGACCATATACGGGATCTAAAGTTGACACTATAGTTTACGAGATTTTCGTTTCATATAGTACCTTCTTTGTTTATGTGCTAATTATAACACCGTTGTTAGTTGTTGTCAACTGTTTCGTATCCTAAGTCTACTCTTTCGCTGTAGTATCCGTTGGATTCACCTAGCCACCTTACATCCACATAACCCTTACGAGTTGCAAACTTGTAAAATGTCCAAGTACCTGATTCACTAAACTCTTTGTCTGCGGTGTTAAGCAAATCAAATACATTGCTGGTTTCTTCTGCCATTAGAAGTGGTACTCCTACTAGGTCAGACAAGTCGCCTACAACATCTTCAATGCGAACATGTTCGCAACAATCTTGTGAGTGAAAAAACACATAGCGTTCTACATCGTTTTCAAAGATTAATTCTGAACCTGTTTCAGTTACAGAAGTAAAAACTTTGCCAACCATATCTGCTATGTTGACTCTATTTCTATAATCATAATATGACATTACATATCCTTTCTATAAATGGTGCAACCTGTAGGAATCGAACCTACTTCAATACCGCTTCAAGATACCGCTATGACCACATCAGCTAAAGTTGCATTAAATTGGCGGAAAGCAGAGGAGTCGAACCCCATCCCATTTCTGAGAACCCAGTTTTCAAGGCTGGTCGCAGGACCAACCCCGCTGCATTACTTTCCATAAAATTGGTGCCCCAGTCCGGAATCGAACCGACTTCTCCTGCTTACAAAACAGGACCTCATCCATTAAAGGTTTCAAGGGCGATATACTTGGTACCCCGTGTCTGATTCGAACAGACAGCCAACTCCTTTTGAGAGAATCCGCACTACCAATTAGCGTAACGGGGCATATAGGTTTTTGAGAGACCAACTATCTTTCTCAAGGACTCATTGGCTTGTCTCGAATAAGAGAGTTTATACAACCTTGTACAGTTCTACTGGTGTGTCACGCATCAGCACAATGCGCTAGAATACAAGGGACTCAATCCTATCGTCTATCTCAAAACTTGGTCTCCCATGAAGGACTCGAACCTTCGATTTCCTCGTTCCAAACAAGGAGGCATAGCCGCTAGCCCAATGAGAGATAAAACTGGAGTAGGGAGCCGGATTCGAACCGGCGGTTTTGCGGATTTGCAATCCACTGCATTGGGCCACTCTGCCACCCCTACATATAGCTAACATAGCCGGAGGAGTCGAACCTCTCTAGTCGGCAATGACTAACTGTCTATGCCCGTAACCCTACTGCTATAAATTGGTGGAAGCCGAGGGAATCGAACCCTTCTAGTCACGATCCTTGCAAAAGAACGCCGTAACCCATTACTGCCCCCATTATAGAAACACACTTCATGGATGAACCCACGTGTCTCCTTACGGATAGAGTATGTTTCTATAATGGCTCCATCTGTTGGATTCGAACCAACCTCTTCCGGTTAACAGCCAGGGGTACTCACCGAGAATACTAAGATGGAATAAAATTGGCGCCATGGACGGGAATCGAACCCGCCTTGGTCGGATAGACAATCCGTTGCCCTACCCAGAGGACTACCATGGCATAAATTGGGGTGTTAGATGGGGAACGATCCCATACTATCGCTTTCACAGAGCAATGTGCAGACCACTACACTACTAACACCATAAACTGGCAGGCGCATTAGGGATCGAACCTAAACTAACAGAGTCAAAGTCTGTTGTGCTACCATTACACAATGCGCCAACAATTTTGGTTCCTCCAACAAGAATCGAACTTGTAATGACCGGTTATCAGCCGATTGTTATACCATTTAACTATAGAGGAATATTTGGTGCGCCCGGATGGAATCGAACCACCATTACTAAGTTCGTAGCCTAGAGTATTATCCATTATACTACGAGCGCAAATTTTGGAAGAGCTACGGGGAATCGAACCCCGCTTACCAGGATGAAAACCTAGTGTCCTAACCGATAGACGATAGCTCCATAAACTTGGCGGTCCCAGGGGGTAACGATCCCCCTCCTCAGCAGTGACAGTGCTGTGTGCGTCCATGAACACCTTGAGACCTAAAACTTTTATAAATATCTTTATGCAAATACAAGATTACACTGATCTAGTAGAACGCCTGTTAACACTAAAGGGCCGTTCATTCAAAGATTCGCATGAGCAAATGTTATGGCAGCGTGGCTACCTAACAGGACTTTTAGCTAACCTAGCACTAGAAGATTCTAGTATTGCCAGTAAGCTATCTCATATGGTCAATAAAAACAAAAAATAAATTGGTATCGCGTACGGGAATCGAACCCGCCTAGTCACCTTGAAAGGGTGATGACCTAGCCCAGAAGTCAAACGCGATGTAATTTGGTGAAGCGTGATGGAATCGAACCACTTGCCAGCCACCCTGCTTAATAAAGGCTACCGGGTTACAGCCGGCAACAGGGAACACACTCCAATTTGTTAACACACTCTCCGCTATGCGTTTTGACACCGTCAGAAGGTGAAATAGAATGTGTGTATTAAAGAATACTAGCACATAGACTTAACTATGAATTGTGGGTTTCAAGACCACTAATATGCTTTAATACGAACTAATTTTTAGTCCCACAAGAGGGATTCCATCCTAGTCGCCGCCCGTTTGCTCCAATGTTTTAAGTGCGGAGCTAGGACCTCGTTTCCTATATGTTCACACTTTGCGATATTAACGGTGCCCTAAGGGTTCCTCTCGCTTTTTATCTACAGCTCGATGATATAACTTAACACGATCTAACTTATTTTGGATCAGTTGTTTAAACTGCTCCTGAGTTAAAACATGCTTCGCATACCAGTCAGCTTGTTGTAAAATCTTTTTATCTGCCATTCTTTCCTTGTTAAAAACAAAAAACCCCAGGGTTTTTAATCCTGGGGTCCTTGGAAGTTAAAATGTAAACTTGTTACACTTTGGTCTCCTGGGACCCCAGGCTAATCTCTGGTGTGCGATCATAACTTGACATTTCGAACGCAGACCACAATACGGCGGGGCAATTGCCCAGCTGTTTTGCTGTCCCATTAAAATGTTGTTGTAACGATTGCGATTTCATTTTGTTTCCAGTTTCTTTCTTAAATTCTTTACATTCGCTATCTCTAGCGCATGTCTTTATTATACAGTTATTTATGTCTGTTGTCAAGCACTTTTTTAAGTTTCTGACAAATTATTTAGTCTTTTTACAAACACTAAATTCTTTAACATGTCTTAATTATATAGCCCTTTTGCACCTTTGTCAACATCTTTTTTGTTGTATTTTTACAACATCAGTAGTTAACAAACATCTCCTCAATATAGACACTGTCCAAATTGGGGAAATAGTGCCGCTCTGTATCAGCTTGCCTTGCTACTAAATCTTTAAAATCTGTAACAAGTTCACTGCCCTTGTCCATCATCTGTTCTACATGGTCAAAGCGTTCAGCAGCTATTAGTCCTAATAGTATACGAGATTGTGAAGCAGATGTCAACATCTGTTCAGTCATGTTGTCAATATAAAAACTCATATGATCATCATCTAAGTAGTAGGGCAAGCATAGAGTTCCATGGAATCCGTATGTTGCAAACCTACCACCTGGGATTTCTGCTGAAAACTTACGAGCTAGATTACTGGCAGCAAATGTAATACTCCTTGCTTCCAATTCTTGTCTATAGTAACGACAAATGTTTACATCTTCAGCGTATTGATCATCTATCATAGCAGCTGGGCCAAACTCTAAATCCTTACAAGCCTCTGCAAGTTTACGGCTACGGATGCTGAATCCACCGTTTCCTACATTCATGCCTTCGGGCAACCAAGGCCAAACTGCACCAATGTAGTCACAGTTCAAATAGTCTTCATCCCAGTGAGTGGTATCAACAGGCATACCATCGTATTGTACAATCATGAAGTGATCTGTAGTGATGTGTTCAGCTAGTTCGTTAAACACAATCTTATTGTATTGCTGTTGTGTGATAGCCTCAGTCTTTACCCAAGTTGCGCCTGGATACAAATCTTGATCACTCAAAACTAGTACATTATTAGCACCAGTTACTTTGACTGCTTGATCAACAGCACGACTTGTCAACTTATGTTGGGCGGCAGCTACAGCTACAATAGTTAATTTTTTACTCATGATATATTATACTTTCTTTTACAATAAGGTTACAAGGCCTTGATCCAACATTTCTGCCTGACCAGACATATTGTACTGTACCAACACAGACATGTCTTTAAAAATTATGTCGTTGGGTTTAGTGAACGGTCCATGATAGTAGTAGGTTGCCCAATCTGAGAACATATGTGCATGTCCACCTTTTAGCCAAATTCGATCTTTAGGGAATAGTTTAGTAGCAAAACATGCTAGGCTACTCGCACACAGGATTGCACTCTCCGCCGCTGCAATGATACCAAAAGTTTCTTTTAGAGTTGATTGGTTAGTCAAGTCAATTAGCAACTTGTGGGTTGGTGGAGAGTATTGACTTTTGTTAACAATTACACCAAATGCTTGAATTGTTTCCAAGAATTTAATAATGTGGAACCAATCTTGCTCAGAAAATTCACGGCCGTTAATTTCAGCATCGCTCCAGGGGTGTATTACTACATATCGTTGGGGCAATTGAAATTTTGCAATATCTGGCCAAACACTTCGAGAAACGAATCTACTGGTCTGAAAACGATGTCCTTTGAAAATGCGTTCTAAAGTAGCATCTAAACTATAGTCACCAATCTCAGACATTTCTGTATCACTAAGATTTAGGCCACACATACGATTTAAATCATCCTTCTTGTGGATGTTAATAAATCTATCTCCAGGTTGCCAAGGACGAGTAGGGCGCTCATCACAAAAATCATCAAACATAATTTTTTCAGAAATCATATTTGGGAAGATGTCTTTAAGATCCACAGCAGCACGAATTTCTTCACGATTGCGTGTGGCCCACAATACTTCCGTGACTGAATCCTTTTCTTCCTCAGTCATAAAACTCTCGGCGCCAATAAAATCGCCAAGAGCGCCTGTAAATAATGCTTTCATTACATGAGCCTTTCGGACCAAGTTTTTGGAGTATACTTGTTAACAATTTCCAAAGGATAATTGCTGTAGTCAAATGGCTTAGAACCGCGACTCTTGATATACTCAATTGTACTACGGATGCCATCAATTAAACTAGTGGAAGTTTGATAACCTAGAATAGTACGAGCTTTAGTTGCATCACAAGTTGCATACTTAATTTCTTTTGGACGCTCAGGGAAATGAACAATGTCGCCTGTGTAATTTAATTCTTTACAAATCAATTCTGCCAAATGTCTAATGGTAACAAATTCTTCATCAGGCCCAATATTAAATGTATCATTCTTGATAGTTGGGTCTAGTGCTAATTTTTCCAAGCAATATACACAATCGTCAATGAAACTGAAGCAGCGCATTTGACCACCGTCACCGTATACAATTGGCGGATTACCTTGTAGAACACGATTAATCATAATACTCATAACATTACGATATGGGTCATCATAACATTGGCGTGGTCCAACAATATTATGTGGAATAGCAACAATCCATTCCATATCATTCATTTCGGCAATACTTTTAAGAACTTCTTCTCCGGCAACTTTGGCAATACCGTATGGATCAACTGGATGTGGAGTTTGTGATTCCTTATATGGATATTCTTGATTACCATATCGTGCCATGCTAGAGCAATAAACAAATCGTTTAACTTTGTTCTGAATAGCAGCGCTGATAGTTGCCACACTAGCTTGGAAAATATTTTTAGTAATAAAGTTTGGACTGAATACACTCAATCCTTCATGTGCAGTAGCAGCAGTATGATATACAACATCACTACCAGCAATGGCTTTGGTCATTGCATCAATGTCGCAGCAATCAATTTCATAAAATTTTGCACCCTTTGGCACATTATCTTCGTAGCCACCAATCAATGTGTCGTTACCAGAAACATCGTGTCCTAAGGCTATCATTCTATCAGCCAAATGGCTACCTAAAAATCCTGCAATACCTGTAATAAAAATCTTCATATAATCCCTTATTTGTAATTCTGAATAAATTGATGTAACGCATATGCGTCAGCATGTAGCCATCTTTGTGTTCGTGGCCATAACCAGTGATCTCGTTCCCTGTTGCTAAGTCTATCTTTTCTTGCATCAGTAACATCTTCATAGTCCACTAACAATGGCACACTGACATCTTTGATACTGTGGAAACGACCAATCATTTTGGCAATATCTCTAAACCATGTATCGATGTACCAATGCCAAAAGTGCGGTGGTACAAAGTAGCCAAGTACATTAACCCAATTTTTATGAACAACAAAGTGCGGACAATGATCCGCAGTTAGTTCTCCACCCTTCCATTGTAACCCCTCCACTGATGGAAAAGCAAATACAATTTTATCCGGATACTGGTCAAATACATTAGACACTTTGATTGCCCAATTATCAGTTTCAAACCAAGCATCATCGCCCATCAAAAATAACAAGTCGTATTTGGCTAGTTCTGCCAATCTATTCCAACTGTATGCTGGACTACGATCTGGGCCAACAATTAAATGTTCAGCTGAAATCAATTCTTGATATTGTGGTAGTGTTGGATCGTCATCGTTGAGATATAGTAACACTTGGACTGGTGCGCCTGCTCGAGCAATTGCGGTATCGACCATTTTCTTTGCCAGTTCTGGTCGTCCCCTACTTGGACATAATATACTGATCATTGGAATTCTCTTTGTAGTTTACTTATCATTCATTATAGTGTACAATAATTTTTAGCATAGGTCAACTAAAGCATAACTATTAAATTAAAAGAGGAAATTATGTCACTAGGAATTACAATGGTAATTACCAGTTGTGGTCGTCAAGACTTACTGGCAGAAACTTTAAGATCTTTTGAACAATTCGCCACCAATACATTAGATGAATTAATCATCGTAGAGGACGGGCCGGATGATAATTCATTTGTTCGAGATATTATTCCATCAGCAAAGAAAATTACATTACTTAACAGTCCCGTTCCCAGACGCGGTCAATTAATTAATATCGAATGGGCATACAGCAAAGTAACTACGCCATACATTTTCCATTGTGAAGATGATTGGCGATTTACCAAGCCTAGATTCATTGAAGACAGCAGGCGCATTTTAGAAGCAGAGCCCAATTGCTTAATGGTGCATTTGCGTAGTCATCAAGATCAATGGCAACAGGACTTCAACCGTAGTTGGATTGATGATCCAACATACACAGTAAATGACGATGAGGGCGAATTGACATATTGGAAAACTCGTCCTTGGATTCAGCATGATGGCGGATTTGGATTTACATTTAATCCAGGGCTGCGTAGACTTGCTGACTATAAAAAAATTAACGGACTTGCAACACCAATTGCACAACGATACGGTCCCATCTTCAATGTTAAGGATGGCTGCTTAGTTGAACGAACTAATGCAGAAAACTATCAACGCATGGGTATGTGGTGTGCTAGTTTGGAACCAGAAGGTCGTGTCGAACATATCGGTTGGCATCGACACATACCAACATAATAGGAAATAAAATGAATATTAATAAAATATATATAGACACCTCCAAATCTAGAACAGATTTATGCAATCTAGGTGCTCAACATGGTACAGACAAATCACCATACAATACAGGTTGGTATCGCCATCCATACACAGCAGTTTATGATTTTTTATTCGCACCTTATAGATATAGCAATATTAATTTTGGTGAAATAGGAATTGAGGGCAATGCTTCAATGAGATGCTGGCGGACATATTTTCCTAATGCAAATTTATATGGTTATGATTTTATGCCACATAAATTGAATGAAGCGATTGCACAAAATCTTGAAAATATACAATACCATTTTATGGATTGCCGTAATCAACAATCAATTAATGATGGGCTATCAAAGTGTGTTGATAAATTTGATATCCTAATCGACGATGCCAGCCATAGACCTGAAGACCAATTTCCTGTTATAAAAGCAGCGATCAATCATCTTAAGCCAGGTGGTATTTTTATAATTGAAGATATCTTCCGTGACTCAATTGAAGAAGGTCCAATTAATGCAATGGCTCAATCTCATGGTGTTACTGGAGTAAATCAATACGAATCCATTATAGAACAGTATTCTAAATACTTCCACCATATATCTTGGGTAGTAACTAATCATGAAGCAAGATACACTCCTGAATGGGAAAATGATGCTTGGTTAGTAATGGTTAGGAATACCGTCGAATATAGCGAATAAAGAAATTATGACAACAATTTTAGAACAATATCAAAGACTTTGTGATACACCTAGTGATATTCACGAGCATCTTCCCACTTTAAAAAAGTACGCAGAAGAATGTGACCATGTAACTGAACTAGGTGTTAGATTTGCAGTAAGCACATGGGCGTTCCTTGCTGGTAAGCCTAAGAAGTTTGTTTGTGTGGATTACATGCACGACCATACTGCATTGCCTAGACAACTAGCTGAAGAAGCAGGAATTGAATTTGAATTTTATCTCAAATCAACCATTGATCCAACATTTGTTTTAGAGCCTACAGATTTGCTGTTTATTGATACATGGCATGCCTATGAACAATTGTCAGCAGAACTTGCAATGCATCATAGCAAAGCAAAGAAATATATCATCATGCACGATACTACATTGTTTGGTGATAGAGGCGAAGGCGATACTACTAATCCTATCTATCAAAGTAGGAAAGGGTTGTGGGTAGCAATTACTGAATTCATGAATAAACATCCTGAATGGCAGCTAGTTGAACGATATACAAATAACAACGGTCTTACCGTACTTAAAAGAACAGAAGAAGGATTTAAAATGAACCCAATAGAAATGACCATAGAGCTAGATGGAGATTGGACTACAGAAGAGTCAGCTCGCCTAAAGGAAGCATATGAATTTGCACTAACTGACGAATCCACTATCAATCCTTACTTAAAAACAATGGAAGGTATGAGTGGATTCCGATATCGTTATCTAATCAATAAGTTGGTTGAAATCACTCCAGATCCTAGATATTTAGAAATTGGTAGTTGGAGCGGTAGTACTGCATGTTCTGTTATTAACAATAATAAGTGTAAAGCATTATGTATTGATAACTGGTCACACTTTGGTGGACCAAAAGACGCATTTATGCATAATACAGAATTCTTTGGCAATGACGATGTAGACTTTTACTACATCGAAAGCAATTATGAAGATGTAGACTATTCACAAATTGGCAAATACAACATCTACTTGTTTGATGGCCCACATGAAGAACATCATCAAAATGCTGGAGTTACAATGACTCAAGATGCATTGGATGATACTTACACATTAATTGTTGATGACTGGAATTGGGTAGGCGTTAGAGATGGTACATTGAATGGCTTGAAAGAATTGGGTCAAACTATTGTTGCTAGTATTACTATCCGTACTACACAAAATGAAATCCATCCATCACTATCTGGATTTGAGAGTGAATGGCACAATGGTTACTTTATTGCTGTAATTAAAAAATGAAAGTCTACTATAGGTTCAGTTTTAAGCTGATGCCAGATCATACTGGCAAACCTAGGAATCCACCTGCCAGACCCTCGTGGTTTGACAAGTGGAAGTCTTTAGAGAATTTTGTTAATGTGTTTGCAGAACAGGATATTACTATCATCGCTGATGGGGTTGACGATGCTGCATGGGATAGACTCAATGAGCTCTATCCTAATTTAACATTTGAAAGAACACAGTTTGGTAGCAATGCTGGAGCATTTTTATACAGCTTAGAGCAGGCTATCAAACTAGATGATAATACCGTTGTCTATTTTGTAGAAGATGATTATGTGCATCATGAAGGCAGCGATTTGATTTTAGAACAGGGGCTATCCATTAGTCCCTATGTCAGCTTGTATGATCATCCAGACAAATATTGGAATGACAATGCCAGTAAACCCACAATAGTTACAATGTCAGAAGATTGTCATTGGAGGACTACAGGTTCTACTACAATGACTTTTGGTGCTCGGGTCAGAGATTTAAAAGAAGATCGCAACACATTTTATCAATGGTGTGGTGGGGAAGATAAATGGACTCATGATTTCCAGTTGTTTACTGAATTGAGTACAAAGAAAAACCTGATAACACCGTTACCAGGTTATGCTACACATTGTGATTCCTGGGTAGTAGCCAGGATGGTTGATTGGGAAGAAGTATTAACCCGCACTACGCATATTGCTTAATACATAATCAGCTAACTTCTCAGTGGTACAATTTTCAATAAAATGAGATTGTACCGCTTCATTTATCTCGTACCAAACTTCTTTCCCTTCATCAGTAGTAAACCACTCAAGTCCCTTTTCTCTAAAAAGACGGACTGCTCTTACTAGCTGTTCCTTTGGCAATGTTGTCATAACTTGTTCTGGGCATTGTTCAATATCTAAAAACAATGGAACACAATTATTAGCCATAATTTCGTAATGGCGTAAACAATCCCATCCTGCCTTCATTGTAGTGATACCAAACATACTTTCTGCATATTGCCGATAGTAAGACTCTTCAGTCTTAAAAATATATGTACTACGATCTCTAGGATCGCAAGGTGCTACTACTTTATCCTTATCACATTCTATAGTTAGGATTTTTTCCTTAGGCATGGCAAAACTAATTGGAAATACTCCAGGTACTGGGTTAACTAGTTCTCGTTTAAAGTACACGGCTTTGCCAATAGCTTCTGGGAAACAGTAAGATGATAAATCAGTTCCATCAATAAATGCTATTTGATCTTTATCATAATACTGTGATACTAGTTCCCATGAACCAGGACGGAGACCATAGTGAATATACCCAAATATGATAAGATCAAAGTATTTGTTTTTAATTTTATTTTCGATATCAGTTCTATCAACACAACTATCGTCACCTAGGCTTCGATATATACCATATCCCACTGGGCAGTATATTACTGGATCTAGTTTACCTTCACCAAAGTCAGCATCATACATCCACCAACTGCGTTCGTATTCCACAACATCGTTACCGAATTTACTTCTAAGTCCGTTTAGTAACATGTCAGTTGAGTAGCAAGCCCCGCCACTCATACCATTAGGATAACCAGGGGGTTGTGGTTGTCTAAGTATTAATATTTTCATTCTTGTTCCAGTATTTGTTTTGTCCAGTAATCTTGTACAGACTTGTCTCCGTCTGATACAATATACTTTTGATATTTTTCTAGATTAGATAGAACTGTTTTAGGAAAGTAGTTATCTAATTTAACACGACGCCAACTTTCACCAGGACGATTTAAGTGATCACGCCCTTGCTCAATATGTTTTTCAATATTAAGATTATCAATAATACTAGGTACATTGTATTCAGTATGGGCAAAACTTTGAATTTTATTTTTAATAAATTCCTCGTCCCCTAACCAACTAAAATGCCATCCAGCATGATGTAGTTTGATTCTACTCTTATTAGGCACATGCGAAAGGTAACGCATGGATTCACCATTAGTTTGATATCCACGCATGGCCTTACCCCAACCTGAGTAATGTGAGTTGGTGTCTATGTAGTTTAGTTTAAAATAGCTGATGGGCATAAAGAATTCATAGTAGCCATAATCACTATCTCGTACAAACTGCAATGCTTCGGGGCGCATAATCTCATCAACATCAGACATTATAATAACATCGTTATCCCCTAAGTCAGTCCATCCCTGTGCCAACTGATCTCGTTGCCAACCTTCATAAGTCCATGAGTTGCCGCCCAGGTTAGGTTGTTCAGCTTTAATGTATTGTATCTTGTCCCACCATTTACTGAATCGATCTTTATTTGCTTCTAAGTTATAACCCTTATATACTCCAGTAAATGTCTTGTCACTTTCTACAATAACAAACTTATCAACATGATCATAATGTTCAGACAATCGTAGCTCTAGGACATCGTATTCATTGCAAAATATAGTAGAATCGATTATTCTCATACGGCCTCCCATTCTAATATTTCGTTAGGCCAAAAGTCTCGAACTATTTTTCCAGAATCGGGTAATATAAACTGTTCATACTTTTCACGATTGTTTAAAATAGTTTTTGGAAAATACTCATCCATATCGACTGTGTGCCATGTAACATTCTCTGGCCTAAAATGATCGCGACCTTCTGCAATATGTCGATCAATATCAATGTTATCCAATATATCTGCACGATTAATTTCTTGATGACTGAAACTTTTTATTTTAGTTTTTGCAAATTCCTCGTCACCTAACCAACCAAAGTGCCAACCTGCATGATGTAAATTAATATTCCTAGCACCTGGGATAGAGTTAGTATATCTCATTTTATGCGGCTGTTGTAGCCTTATACCTCGATATGCGCGACCCCAAACTTTATAATGCCAATCTGGTTTAGCATCCATATAGTTAAACTTAAAATAAAATGCAGGCATGTACAGTCCGTAAAAATCGTAATTAGTATTTCTAATAAATTGTAATGCTTCAGGCCTTACAATCTCATCAACATCACTAACTAGGATTACATCATCTGCTCCACAATCAGACCAACCTAGTGTCATTTGATCTCGTTGCCATTCTTCGTACTGCCAAGCATTTCCGCCTTGATTTGGATGTACTACCTTAATGTAAACTATCTTATCTGCCCACTTGCTATAACGATCAAAATGTTTTTCTAAATTATAGCCTTTATAAATTCCAGTAAACGATCTATCACTCTCGACGATGACAAATCTATCTACATGGTCGTAGTATTCTGATAATCTTAGTTCTAATAAATCAAACTCGTTATAAAATATAGTTGAATCAATAATTCTCATAGTAGTCCTGCTATTTTATTTTGTAATTTTTCGCAATGTGCAATCCACCAAGAATATGTGTTTGCTCGGTAGTTTTCTAAGGCTACTGGATCTTTTAACAATACATTAATTAGTGCAGGAGCAGTGGCCCAATCAACTATTTGTAGTAACGGGTGATCATCCCCGTATAAATTATTCCAATAATCACTTGACTCTACAATAGGCAATGCACCTGCCTGTAATGCTTCTGTTACTCTAAAACTATCAATACTACAGTTACCTTGCGGGCATGGAACAAATACGCTGTTACGATATAGTTCAGCCATTTGTGTTGGATCTAATGCATGTCCATCAAACGGACCCCAAATTTGTCCACACTGCTTAAAGAAGTAATGCCCGTTTGGTACAGTTGTCATCCATTTGGCCATTTCTGGACGAGTAGTTTTATCCACATGTCCAGTGAAACTCCATATATGTTTGCGTTCACTTATAGTAGGTGGGGTGATATCATGTGGGAAAGTTCTCATCCATCCTAGTGGAAAGTTAATAACTTTTGGTCCTAAGTCTTTATAGTAGTTGCGTAGTACAACATCAGCCAGTGCATAGTTAGCAGTACTATCTCGATCCCATTCGTCACTAAGATGAATCAATCCAAACTTCTTGCCAGATTGGAACATCTTTAATGCGAAATTATCAATATTAACGCCGGCATTATAGACAATATAGCTGTTGTCTATGTATTGAGTCTGTTGGTAATCAGTGATGGTTTGATGGGGCACTTTGCTGAATAAGTGTTCTATCCAATCACATTCCCAAGATGTTTCTCTGTTCGTATGCCAGGTTATTGTTATCATAATAGTAATTTGGTCCGGCCACCAGGAATCGAACCTGGATTGACTGCTTAGAAGGCAGATGTTCTTTCCATTGAACTATGGCCAGTTGTATATATTGTAGCACATATTTAACGACATGTCAATTAAGTGCGTAGATTTCGTTATTATCTACATAGTAAATATTGATATACTGGAGCTCAAACACTATGGGTGAATTTTTTAAATTAGTAGCAGAATTAGGGTTCCCAATCGCCGGAGCAATGGCCGCAGGATACTTTGTTTTCCTAACCCTGAAGTTTATTCTAGCTGGAGTAACCAGCAGTGTAAATGGCATGGGTGGGATTATTAAAGGACTTGATGCACGAGTTGACACTATGACAAATCAATTACAGCGTATTGATGTTAAAGTAAGTCATGCGTTGGGACTACAGCCTGACTACGACAGAATTAGTAGAGCGGATCAAGCAAGTCAACGAAAAGACTAAGGCGATTCATATGCGCCGACTAATAGTTATTGGCATATTATTATGCTCGGTGCAGCCTATGGCAAATGCTGAGAGGTGGGTATGTACACGATGGTATTGGGTTGGTGATGTGTTTAATCGCACAGTGTATTGTTTACAGTGGATAGATAAAGATGCCCCGAAAGAAAAGGATAAGAAAAAGTGATCGATCCTATCAGTATTGGCCTTGCATTTGCAACAGCGCAGTCGGCAGTTAGTCATATTAAACAAGCCGTCGCCTTGGGCAAAGATGTCAAAGGTCTAATAGGGGAATTTAGCAAATTCTACTTATCTGCTGATCAAATTCATACGGCATCCAGTAAAAAGAAAATGGAAAGCATTAGGAAAACTAATGCCCAAATAGCTCAAGAATCATTGCAACTATCAATGGCATCAAAAGCATTGCGTGTACATGAACGAGAATTAAAAGATATATTGATATTCAGTGGCAACGGTGATGTTTGGGAAGACATGATGGCCGAGCGTGTTAGACTGTTTAAGGAAAGAGCTGAATTAGAGAGACAAGAAGAAGAACGCAAAAAGAAGCAAAGAGAAGCCTTGGGAAATTTATTCCTACATTCTTTATTATTCTTTGCCGTAGTAGTTGTGTTATTCCCAATAGTTGCAGTCTTTTGGCAGTTGTTCCTACTCCGATAAATAATTGTAAGAGAGGTAATTAATGGATCCGGTAGAATTAGTAAACAAATATGG